TTATGAGTATCGTAAGTACAATGAGGTTTTAACTATTGGTAAATTGTCTTTTGTACATGGTGCGTATACAACAACTACTCATGCTAAGACACATTTAGAAAGATATGGTACAAACATTATGTACGGACACACACATGATGTTTCGAGGTTTTCATCAACAAGATTATTAGATGGAAATATAAGTGCTTGGTCAATGGGTTGTTTAAAAGATATGTCGGCAGAAAACAACACATGGTTAAAAGGCAGACTACATAACTGGAATCACGCTTTTGGTATTGTAACTTTTTTTGACAATGGAAATTTTCAAGTTGAAGTTGTAGACATAGTAGATGGTAGATGTTCAGTATGGGGAAAAATAATTAAAGGATAGTATATGACATATAGAGAATTAATAAATCAAGTACTAATACGACTTAGAGAAGATACAATTGCAACAGATTGGTCTGGCAATATTAATGACTCTAGTACAGTATCAGCTTATCAAAAAGTAATTGGTGCTTTAATAAATGATAGTAAAAGAAATATAGAAAATTATCATGATTGGTTAAATTTAAGAGAAACAGTTGATATAACTACAGTAGCAGGTACAAAAAATTACAACTTAAATTCTGGACAGGAAATTAAAATTATTGATGTAGTTAATAATAATACTGGAATACATCTAAATCAAGCTAGTAGAAATTATATTAACACAGTTAAATATCCTACAGATGATACAGGTGAGCCATTGTATTACGCTTTTAATGGTAGTGATAGTTCTAACAATCTTAAAATAGATTTATCACCAGTACCTACAGAAGCACATACATTGTCTTTTGATATTGTAAAACCACAAGACGATTTATCTACAGCTAGTACAGTTTTAAAAATACCTTCTAAGCCAGTAATACTTGGTGCATGGGCTAGAGCAATATCTGAGCGTGGTGAAGATGGTGGTACACAATCTAGTCTTATGGCACAAGAGGCAAACGATGCAATCAAACAAGCTATTATGTTAGATAGTGGAAATACACAATACGAATCAGATTGGTATATTAAAGAAAATCATTCTCATGGAACAGTTAATTTTAGATAATGGCTAAAGAACTTACATATCAACCTTTACAAGATATAGGTATTAATGGATTAAACACACAAGATAATCCATCAACACTTAATCCTTCCTATCTTACAAAAGCAGAAAATGTTGTAATAAGAGAGTCTGGTCGCATTGCTTTTAGAAAAGGTTTAAAACAGAAAGTAACACCATCTGGTACAAAAATAGGTTCAATTGTTGAGCATAATGATAATGGTACAAATAAAGTATTTGCTAGTCATGGTACAAGTATATACACAATAGACTTTACCTCACCTAATTCTGCTTTTCCTAGTAGTGGTGCTGATGTTAAACATACTGTATCTGGTAGCACAAGTGATTGGCAGTTTATAAATTTTAATAATAGATTAACTTGCATACACGCAGGTGTAGTGCCACAAAGATATGATGGTTCACAAGGTTCTGGTAGTAAATGGGCTGCGTTTGATAACGCACACAGACCTTCAAGTGTTACTTCTGCTGAATTTAAACCTAGTTGCGGTATGGGTTTTTATGGTCGTATGTGGGTAGGTGGTGTTGCTGAATCTAAAGATGTTTTGTATTATTCTAGTTTATTAGATGCTGATGATTTTAGAACAACAGCAGAAAATGGTGCTTCAAATGGCGGTTTAATTGATTTAAAAACTGTATGGGGTAGTGATGACATAATAGCTATTGCACCTTTTTTTGGAAAGTTAGTTGTATTTGGTACTAACAATATTGCTATATATAATAGCCCTAATGTAATTGGTAGTATGGCACTTGATGAAGTTATACATGGTGTTGGATGTATTAGTAGAGATAGTGTACAAGCAATTGGTGATGATTTAGTTTTTATTTCTTCAACAGGTTTAAGGTCTTTAGCTCGTACAACAGAAAAAGACAAACTTCCTTTATTAGATTTATCTTTGAACATTAAAGATACATTAATTAGAAATATAGGACAAAGCACAAATATTAAAAGTGTTTATGTAGAAAATGAAGGAATATATATATTATCTTTTGTTGATAAAAATATAAATTATGTGTTTGATTTTAAACATGCTACACCAAATAATGCACCTAGAATTACAACATGGGTTTTTGACAATGATAGAGAGCCAGCAAGTTTAACATATACAACATTATATGGATTACTTGTAGGTCAACAAGATGGAAGTATTGCTGGATATGAAGGATATTATGATACAGATTTATCTTATCCTAGTGGTTCACAAACATATACTAATAGTTCTTTTACTAGCAATATAGCAACTACATGGATTAACTTGGGTCAGTCAGTTGCAGCTTCTTTACTTAAAAGATTATTTTTAGTTTTAGAAGGTGGTTCTGGAGCAACTTTAGGATTAAAATGGTACAAAGATTATAGTCCAAGTCCATCACCTACAACATCTATAACGCTAAATCCAGTAACAACAGGTACAGCAGCTTTATGGGGAGCAAGTACATCTTTGTATGGTAAATCAGGTGTTACTTATAAACCTGTATTTGGATTGCAGGAATATAAAACTTCATTAACAGGAAGTGCAAAAAATTTAAAATTAGAAATATCTATAGAATCAAATGGATATGATACAAGTCTACAAGACTTAACTTTATTACATAAACAAGGGAAAATAAGATAATGGCAAATTATACAATAGCAGTATCTTGGTCGGGAAAAGATGCATTATCGGACTCTGATGCAGCAAAAGTAATATCTGGTGCAGATTTTAATACTGAATTTACAGCAGTTCAAACAGCAGTTAATACTAAGGCTGATTTAAATGGTAGTGCTTCAGAAACATTTAGTGCACTTTTGTTACCGCAGCAATAACAGCAGTAAAAACTGCTTTATATCCAGTTGGTTCTATATACACAAACGCAGAAGTTAGCACAAACCCAGCAACACTTCTTGGATTTGGTACTTGGGAAGCATACGCAGAAGGTAGAGTTCCAGTAGGTAAAGCATCTAGTGGTACATTTGATACGCTCAATGCTACTGGTGGTGCTGAAACAGATGCACACACATTGACACTTAATGAAATACCTTCACATAATCATAATAATGGAAGTTATCAATATTTATTATTATCTAATGGTAGTGCAACAATTGCAGATACAGATAGCACAAGCAATGAACCAAACCTTGCTCAACAAGGAGCAATACAAGCAGCAGGTGGTGGGCAAGCACACACGCACGATATTTTACAACCATATATAGTAGTGTATATGTGGAAACGCACAGCATAGGAGATTAAGATGGCAAGAGGCAGAAAAGGAAGCGTATCAGCATTTAAAACAACTGGTAAAAAAGCTGGTGTTAATAATGCAAGATATCAAGCAAATGCAGGTATTACACCTCGTGGTGGTGGCGGTGGTATTGATTTAGGCTCTCTTTTAGGTGGTTTGTTTGGCGGTCGTAATAAAACAGTAGATTACGCACAACAAGACTTTGAAAGACAAAAACAGTTAATGGACAAAATGTATGAAATGAGTGCACCATATAGCACTTATGGAGTTACTGGTAGTAATGTTGTAGACCAAGATGGAAAAACAATTACATCTAGTTTATCTCCAGAATTACAAGCACAATATGATGCGTTACTAGGTCGTGCAGGTATGACTGCTGATAGAGTTGCACAATTATCTGGAAGCCCACAAGAATTACAACAAGCAATTTACCAAGAACAACAAGCATTATTACAGCCATCACAAGACCAAGCTAGAGCACAATTAGATGAGCAACAAATAGCTAGAGGTATGCTAGGTTCTACTGGTGGTGGTCAACAAAGAAGTGCATTAGAAACAAGTATTGGTATGCAAAATCAACAAGCACTTGCTAATGCTTTACAAACATCACAATCTATATTAGATATGGAAAGAGGTAGACAATCAACAGATTTGTCTAATGCTCTTACTTTAGCAGGACAACCAAATAATATGTTAGCAGCAGGTGGACAATATGCTGCAGGTGCAAACATTACGGGAAGCGGAGTATCTGGTGCGTCAATTAATATTGCAAATCAACTAGCAACAAGAGATGGTACTCGTAATAAAAGTATATGGGATATGATGGGTATGAGTAGTAAAGGTGGTGATGGTGGACTGTTTGGTTCGCTTGGAAACCTAATTGGATAGGAGAATATAATGGGTTTATTTAGTAACAAATATGATGTAGAACAATCTATAAATGATGCAATGACAAAACAAGCTATGTCATTTGGAGCATTAGATAGGTCTGCATATGCACCAATGACAGCAGCAAATGCACTACAAAGTGATATGGCTGGTAGAGGTATAGGAATGATGTTAGGTGGTCAAGACCCTATGATGAAAAAACAAAATACTATAGATGAAATCATGGCAAAATATCCAGACCCAACAACTCCAGAAGAATTAGAAACTGTTGCTAATGCTTTACAAGCATCTGGTTTAAATGATTTAGCATTTGAAGTTAGAGGTGTTGCAAATGAAACTCGTACAGCACTTGTAAAAACTGAAAAAGCAGCTAGACCAAGTAAAGATTTGCTAGACCAAGTAGATTTTGGTTTAACTTCTACTATATTAAGTGATGAATTTGTAAATTCTTATCTTGCAAAAACACAAGCTGAGTATATGACAAAATATAATAGTTTGTCTGATGAAGATAAAAAAGGTCAATACACACCAACAGCATACAAACAAAAAAAAGAAGCAGCAAAAAGAGAATTACAAAATCAATTTAAAGCGTTTAGAAATTATGTATCAAGACAAAAAAATGTTGGTATTAATGAAATAAATAGTCTTTTATCTAATGAAGTTTTACTTAAACAAGCATTTAAAGAATGGGCTTCTACGAATACTAATAATGAAATGGCTAAATTTATTGATGAAAATGTTTTTATAGATACTACAGATAAAAATTTACCAATGTCTGGTGATGGTACAGAAATATCTGGAGGAGATACAGATATGGATGCAATGGTAAAAGAAATGACACCTGATGAAGTAAGAATTAAAATGAATATGTATAAAGAAATGGAAGATAAAGGATTTTTTATATCTCCAACAGACCAAAAAATATACGATTCAATGAAAAAACAATATCCAGATTTAGTAGCACAAGCTGATACTACTGCATTTGGTAATCCAGAAACACAACAATGGTTTGAAACTAATCTCGCATAATGGCTAATGTATTTGTAGAAGGTATTGGACATATTGCTATTGACAATGCAAAGTCACCAGCAGAAATAGAAAGTACCATAGAATATTATAAAACTATTGCTCCTAAATATAAAGAGCAAGGTGGTTTTATGGAAGGTTTTGGTGATACAAAATCTATGATATATGCTTGGGGCAAAAGACTTGGGCAAACAGAAGATAAAAAGAAAGATGAGTGGTTTCAGGGGCAAATAGAAGAATGGGGTGATATGGTAGGTGTGTATGATTCTATTGCACTTGCAAAATATTATGATGAAATTAGTAAAAAAAGAAATTTAACAGCAGGTGAAAAAGCAGATAACGAAGCTAATCTTGCTGTTTACAATTCTTTTGTACAAGATATGCACTTTGCTTATGATAATAAAAGTGCTGACATATCAGATGTACAACAAAAATATGGATATGATGAAGAAGAAATAGGCGTTATAGAAGGTCTTGGAATGTTTGCCAATATGTTTGCAGACAACCCTACTTATGCACTTGGTTCAATTGCTGGTATGGTAGTTAAAGACCCAGAGTTGTTGTTGTTAGGTTATCTTGGTATACCTGCTAAAGCTGCACAAGGCTCTATACAAGCAGTTAAATTAGCAAGAAGAGCAGTTAGTATGCAACCAAAATATGCCAAAAAAGTTGGCAGATTTATGCAAAATTCTCGTGTTAAAGCTGGTATTGGTAGAGGTGTTGAAGGTGCTACATATGGTGGCGTTTATGAAGCGTTATATGATTTAACATTTAAAGGTGAAATAGACCCTGATAATTTAGAAAGAGGTGTTGCACTTGGTGCATTGTTGGGAACATCTTTTGGTGGTATATCAAAACAATTAGGTAATCAAAATTGGTTTGTTAGTAAAACAAGTTCAGCACAAGCATCAAAAAAATTTGGTGGAGAAACAAATACTGCACCAAAACCAAAAACAAAACCTAATGATGTTAATTTTAATAATGTTAATAAAAAATTTAGAGAAGTAGTACCAGAAGAAATAGTATTACCAGAAGGATTGTCACATAATGCGAGAGCAGATTTATGGAGAAACAGAAGTATACAAATTTTACAAGACGCATGGATTAAAAAAAATCCAAATGGTAATTTAAAAGATGCCAGAATTAAATCAGAACACGCTCAATCGGTTACAAAAGAAAAGTTAAGATTAAAAAAACAAAAAGAAAATGGAAAGCAAAAATATACAAAGGAAGAAATAGCTGGTTTAGCTGAAAAAAATGTAGCTAAACAATTAGAATTTAAAAATAAAATTGATGCAAAAGCAGAAAAAATACAACCAACACAAAGTAAAAAATGGGGTGTTGAAAGAGAAAGAACACGAGCAAAAAAAGATTTAGATGAAGGTAATTTTGTAAGAGATGAAAGTACTTTTTCGCACAGATTTGATGATACTGCTTCTGTGCCAAAAGAAGCAACATTACGACAAATAGGTAAGGCAGCAGTTTTTGGTGGTGTTGCTGGTGCATTAGTAGCTTCTGAAGATAAAGGTCTTGGAGCGATAATGGGAATGATTGCTACTGGTGTTGCTAGAAAGTTTGTTAAAGGTACTGACATTAATCAAGCAAAAATAAAAATGAAATTTTATTCTGCTGCTGATAAAGGTACAAGCATACAAAGGTTATTAGAATTAAGTACTGGTAAAACAATGGTTGTTGTTGCTGAAATTTTAAGAGGCAAAAGCCCTAAAATGACACATAAACAATTTTTAACTTATGTTGAAACTTTTAGTACAGATAAAACACAAGCAGCTTTAAAAAAATTAACTAAAGCAGAAAGACAATCTGTAGAAGCAGTACATGAATTAATGCGTGTTTTTAAAGTCAATGCAATTAAAGAAGGTGTATTAAAAAATACACAATTTATTGATGATTATATTACTCATATATTTAAAGACAAACCATTAAAACCAGGTGAGTTAAAAAAACTAAGAAAACAATTAGGTACAAAATTAAATAACACAACACAAAATGCACAGTTGCGTACATTAGTAGATACTATTGAAAATCTTAGTAAGAAAAAAGAATACGCAGGAAGAATAGAAACAGATGTATTTAAAATATTAGACACTTATAGTAGGTCTATGTCAAAAGCTATTGCTGGTGCACACATAGTGAACAGAATGAAAAAGGTTGGTATTGTTGATGGACAAAATAAAACAATAGGTGTAATTGTACAAAAAGGTGAAAAAGCATATAAAGCTGCACAAAAAATGGGCTATCAAGTTAGTAACCAACCTGCTTTAAAAGATGTTTTAGTACATCCACTTGTTAAAAATTCAATAGACGATTATTTTTATACAAGTGTTGGCTCACCTTTATTAATGGATAGAATTATTCGTGTAAACAATGCTCTAAAAAGAATAGCTATATCACTTTCATTTTTCCATGCACAATCTTTAGTTTTATCAGCAGCATATGCAGGGGCTTATGTGTTTACAAAAAATGGAAAAGCAAAAATGAAACAAGTAAGGGCTTTAATGGATGGACAATTTGAAAGCAATACTTTAAAAAGAAATAAAGAAACTGGTGAAGTAATAGGAACAACAAATAATATGACACCAGACCAAGTAGGTGGATTTACACAAGCAAAATTATTAGAAGAGTTAGCAGAGTATGGTGTTGAAATTGGCGTTAAAGCGAATGAATTTGTTGACGCTGGTTATAATTCAGTTAAACAATTTAATGATAGATATTTACCAGCACTTAGTAAAGTACAAGATAAAATAGATAGAGTAACTTGGGATGTAATGCACGACCAATTAAAAGTGTTTACATACTTGACTGCTAAAGAAAGAGCAATGAGTCCAACTCCTAGAGGACTTGGAAAAATTGTACCCAAAAGATTTAGAGAAAATTGGAAACCTTTAACAGAACAACAAGCTAGTGAAATGGCAGGTAAATATGTTAATGATGCTTTTGGTGGTCAACGACATACTAAACTTGCTTTAGAGTGGCAACAAAAAGCAATTGAAAATGCAAACAATCCTAAAGGTGCAATATACCAATGGATAGCTTTGGCAACTACACCATCAAAAGCTAAATATGCACAACTAGCTTTGTTTTCTCCAGACTGGACTATATCTAATATTCGAATTGCATTTCGTGGTATGGGTATGACAAAAGATTTAGTAACAAAAGCATTAGTTAAAGGACAAAAATTAACAACAAAAGAACTTGCAGAGTGGAATCAATATGCAGGATATTTTGTAAGAGGTCTTGTATTAACATCTAGTCTTGCTTGGTTAGCACATGAAATTTTAGCTGATGATGATGTAGAGTTTGATTTAAAAGATTTTTGGTGGAAAGGCAGATTAAAACTAGGTGCTAATGAAGAAATGGTTATATCAAAACAGATAGCAGAACCATTACATTGGTTACAAAGTCCATTGCAAACTGGTTTAAATAAAGGAGCAACTTTGCCAAAAACAATTATGGAGTTGTTTTTAGGTAGAGAATATATTTCTTTAAAACATAAAGGATATATCGGACCAAATATGGATAGACAAAATCCTAAAGAATTACTTTCGTGGGTAGCTGGTAAAGCACCTATATCTGTAAGTCCATGGAAAAGATTGATAACAGATGAAAATTATCAATTAAATGATGCTAATAAAGCAGCAGTACTGGGAGCACTTGGATTCCCAATTTACAAAAGAACAGGAGATTAATATGAACGCAGAACAGCAGATAGCTGATTTACAGGCACAAATAGAAACAGCAAAAGCTAAAATTGCCCAGCTTAAAGCTGGTATGCAAGAAGCAAAAGCAGAGGAAATGAAACAAAGAGTAGATAATGAGGAAGGAAATCTACAAGAAAGAAATACTGCTGACGCAATTGCAGCTTATGAAGCTGACAAAAGAAACGAGAGAGAGTTAAAAGGTGAAAGAAATGAGCAAGGAGATTTTGTTGAATCAGATGATAGCCCACTCGTAGTTAAAATTAAAGGCTCACCAAAATCAGACATAGATAAAGATATGCGAACAGATGAAGAGTCTGCTAAAAGAAAATTTATGGGTGTTGAGCCAGTTGATTATGCAGATGAGATTGAAGGTCTTGAAGATTTAGAAGAAGGTGGAGGTAGAACATTTGCCGAAGAGGTAGAACCTTCTGAAAAGTCTAATGGTTTCAAAGCTGATGATGGTGGTAACATGAGTGTTGATGAGAAAGATGATTTCTGGCAAACACAAGAAGGTTACGATAAAGCTATGGAAATGTATGGTGGTAAGCCTGCATTTGTTCCTGCCGAGCCAACTATGATATGGAATCCAGAAGAGCAGAAGTATGAAAAAATTAAAGAAGAAGATAAAGAACAGTTTGAAGATTTATCTACTCCTTCTATGTCTGCCGATATTAAAAAGTTGTTCGGTTAATATGGGAATGTTACAAGACGACAAAGAGGAAACTATAACTGCCCTACTCAGGGCAGGTTTTCCAGAAGATGTTATACCTGCAATTATGGGTAACATTGATGTCGAAACAGGTGGCTCATATAAGCACGATGAAGTAGAAAGGAATGGTACAGGCTATGGTCTATTCCAATTTACAGGTAGTCATCAAAGAGATTACTTTGATTGGTTAAAAGATTCTAATTTAAAAGATAACAAAGATAGTCAAGCTAAGTTTGTCTATGATAACATTTATGCTACAAAAGGCTATGGTAGAGAGTTAGGTTGGAGAGCAAGAAGTCAACTACAAACTATGATGGAAGAAGATATGACTGCTAATCCACACATAGCTAATCCAACTACACGCAAGGCAAAAATATTTTCTGATGTCTATGAAAGACCGAGTGTTCCTCATAACGATAGACGAATGTTAAGTGCTGAGGAGTGGGAAAAGATATATAAGTAACCTGTTTTCTTGGCACAAGTACAGGTAAACTTGCTCAAAAGGGGCTACCTAAAGACCCTCGCCTTGTTGATTGTACATACCCACATCAACTGTAGTTTTAACTTTTGCACTATAACCTCATGAAAGATGGAGGGAGTCATAGTGCTCAATGATGTACTCATTGTAAGGATTACCCCTCCTAAATTAAGTTACTGGTAATCTAAGTTTTTCTCTATCTAAGTTTGATACTGATAACTCTCCATTAAGAGCCATCAATTTAAGTAATGACGAGCGACTGATACCATATCTTTCTGCCTTAGCGTCTATAAACTTTAAATCTCTTTTGTTAATCTTGATATTAATCTGTTCTGTTGCTTCGTTCATTACTTTTCTCAATTAAATAATGCGTATTATATAACAGTATAGAGAATCTATTTAATGTATTTATAGTTTACATACACCATCTTCGCAGTCATCGTCTGATGGAGCAGATATAATGTATTCGTTAGATTTAAGTTTGGTCTGAGGTTTAGATTTGCTGTTTAAAAGATTGCCATGTTGGAATTGCTGTAACAGATTATCATACGCTATAGATTTTTTTTGCGAATAACTCTACTACTTGCTTGTCATCTATATAAACAATACCATTTAAAGAATCTAAGATTGCTTTGATGTAGTTATCAATGTCTGAATTGTTACTACAGTATGTATTGTTTAACTCTTCTCTTTTCTTTTTAGACCATGACTTTGGTATCATGATTCCAAACTCTAACTCCACACTAACTAGTTTTTCAGAGGGAGTTGTTTCCAACTCACTTGTTAGTGCTTCCATGTCTTTCTTAAATTTAGTGTACTTCTTGGGATAATAAGTAGACCAACGACTTACTCTTGGTCGACTAGCAGGTACAGGGTTTATCTTAAATGTCTGAGTACAAATCATATCTCAAAGACTCTAGCCTCTCAATTGCTAT